AAGGACTACGTCTCCGACACCATCGACCGCATGGGCGAGGCCGCCAAGACGGCGCAGAGCCCGAGCGACTTCCTGCGGCAGGTCTTCGGCAGCAGCGCCGAGGACGCAGCAGCGGCCGACCTGCGCCTTGACACTGAGGATCCCGGTGTGATGAGCGCGGCAGATCCTGCCGCTGCAATGCAGCAACGTGACGCTGAGCGTCAGGAGCGCGCCGCATTCTTTGCGACCGAGCTGCTCAACGACCCGGCCACGCCGGACGCGGTGAAGGAGCGGGTCGCCAGCTTCGGCGGCGACTTCTCCAACCCCGAGGCGCGGGCATTCGTCGCCCGCAGTCTGGTCTCCCAGCGCGCCGGCGAGAAGTTGGTAAACGCCGTGAACGACCTGATCGACCTGACCAAGGACTTCGGCGGCAAGGCTGCGGAGGTCGGCACCGATCTGGCGGCCAAGGCTCGCGGCATGATCGACAAGGGCATGTCCGCTGCGGCCGACCGCATCGTGAAGAAGAACCTGCAGGGTGGGGATGGGTCGGGTAGTGGGGTTACCCAGTTCCCGACCAACCGTACTCGTCGCACCGACCGCCAACAGAACAAAGACTTTATCGAATCTGAATTTGCTGCTGCCGTCGCAAATCAAGAAGAAGCTGTCGCCGAGGCGGAAGCCCGTGTTGAACGCGCAAAGCGCCTGAACACGGGGCGTATGGCCGAAATCGTAGCCGTAGCACGCACGATGCCCCCCGAGGTGTTTGAAGACAACCCGGTTTACGAGAACATGACTCCGCTGGAGCGCCGGGCTTTTCACAGCATCACGGAGGCCGATGAGGAGCTGGCCTTCGAACGCTCGGTTCTCAATGATATGCGCAAGAGCCTTGAGCCGGCGAAGGCCTCTTCGACCACCGATCGCATCGTGAAGAAGAACCTGCAGGACGCCACCCCGGCCGAGCAGGCGACCTTCAACAAGCTGGTGTTCGACAGCCTGACCGACGAGGCCAAGGCCAACCCGACCGTACGTCAACGCCTGCCCGAGCTGGCCAATGCCGTGCTGGCCTTCGCTGCACGCACTGGAGATCTGACCAAGGCGGACCTCAAGACGCTGTCCCGCATGCAGGACGGTCTGGCCATGTTCCGTGACCCTGAGCAGCTCGCTGCTCAACTCACCGAATACGCCGGCCTGCCGCGCACCGAGGACAGCTTCCTGTCGCGGATCAAGCGTGTCACCAACGCCCAGCAGGACATCCTGCAGCCGAACAGTTTCCTGTACAGCTCGCTGTCCGAGGACGCCAAGGACTCGCTGAGCCAGCCGCAGCTGCGGCAGCTCGCGCGTCTGGTGGACGACTTCACTTTGAGCGATTCAAGCAAGGCGCAGGGCGAGAAGGTGCTGGCTGGCCTGACCGCTGCGTTTGGCTCCAAGGAGAGCGCGCAGGCGGTGCTGGACTACTACCGGCAGCAGAACCTCGCCGACGTGCGCTTTGACTCAGCACGCCCTACCGGGGACACCTACGAGGGCACCGATGACGTAGCCGAATTCGGCACGCTGCCTGAGCGCGACGCCCCAGAGCGTGACACCTACTACGCCGACGCGAAGTCCATGCGCCCGTTCTACGAAGGGCGTGAGGGCCGTCTCAGCACGGAAGGCGGCACGCGCCGCCGTGTCCGGGACATCGAGGCGTTCATGGATCGCATGCAGGGGCGTGGTGTGGAGCTTCGCTCCCAGCGCTACGGCGACTTCCTCAAGGAGCGCAATGAAGACGGTGCGGAAGCCGTGAAGCGCATCCGCAAGGACCTCGAGAAGCGGATCACCGAGGCTGCCCCGCGCAATGGGGAGGCCGCGGAATTCGCTGAGGGACGCAAGAAAAACCGCCAGTATCTCGAAGAGCAGCTGCACGCTCTGAACCTCATTGAGGGGGCCGACGGCCCGGAAGCCGCCGCGAACCTGTTCTCGGTGGCCCGCGCCGCCGGGGAGCGCAATGAGCTCGGCATCACGGACGACCAGTTGGCGAAAGCCGACACACTGCTGCGGCGCACCATCGACCCGAAGAAGCCGCCGCGCGACATGACCCGGAGGCAGGTAGAAGAGCACAACCGGGGCATCGCGAAGACCAAGATCGCCTTCAACCGTACCGACGGTACGCAGCCTCTGGTGCTGTCCGCCGAGTCTCTTTGGAAGGCGTACGCAAAGGGCCAGCCTGCAGGGCGTTCGGTCCGTCAGCTGTTCGCCGACGCTGTATCCGCAGTTCTGAATCGCCCAGACGTTGCGGGGTTGGCGGGTGGGCTCGACGGGGTTCTAATCGACCGTGCATCGGGCACCTACGCCGAACCACAGGTGTCCGACGAGGTCCGCGAGGCCAAGAAGGAGCTGGCCCACGAGTACAAAACCCGCCTCAGCGAGGCCGAGAGCCAAGTGAAGGCGGCGGCACGCGAGATCGAGTACGCGAGGGATGAGGGTCCCGCAGACAGTGCGTTCGTAGAGCGCATTGAAGAAGCCGCCGCCGAGCTGCAGCGCGAAGCGGACGCGGGCCGTATCACCGCAACTACGCTCAAAGACGAAGCCAAGGCCATGCGGTGGGTGGATGGCGCTCCTGATCCGGCAGCCATAGAGCTCCGCGCGCGCGCCGCATGGGAGCACGACATCAGCCGCGTGTTTGCCGAGGGTGCTCGAGACCTGCACGAGACTGCCACGGAGGTGCGCAGCGAGCTGGACCGGGTGGAGAATGACTCCAATGACGCCTATTTTGGTAACGAGTTCCGTCGCCTCGAGCGCCGTCGCAACGACCTGCAGCACGCGTATGACGTAGCGCATGACTCCGGTAACGAGGCTGCTATCAAGGATGCCAAGCGTAGGCTCGACGTGGTGGAGGGAGCCATCAAGAGGATGGAAGCCCGCGAAGCTGCGGAGCGGGCATATGTGTCGGCAGGACGGACAGCCAGTGAGGAACGCGGAGGTGCCGCCAAGGTACGCAACTACGACGAGACCACCAAAGCTGCGCTACACCCGAACGACGACCCCCCGACTGCCAAGCCCAAGGGGCTGGGCAAGCGGCTTGATGCAGCGTTGCTGGCTAACCCAGAGCTGCTGACCGTTCTGGACGGTCACGGACAGCCCAAGGACAAGGGGATGTCCGAATCCCGCATGCGCGAGCGGCTCTACGAGGCGTATGCTGGACTCAAAACACCGGCGCTGAAATCTCGCCTCGAAGGATTGCGCACCAAGTACCAAGAAGCCAAGAACGCGTCCAACGTGGGCACTCCAGACGCGCGCGAAGCGGCCAAGCAGGAGGCGGCCGCGCTCAAGGAAATTGGGCAGATGGTGCGCCGGATCTTGGAGCAGCGCGAGGGCAGCAACGCGGACACTGAGCCGAAGCCCTCCCAAGGAAAGGTGGTGAAGAACTCCTTCGTCGGAGCGAAGTCCGACCCGCAAGGGGCTGCTGACGCCGAAGGCCTGCTCAACGTCGGCGCACCGGCCGACGTTGTGTGGCACGAGCTCGGCTGGTTCCGTGGGCCGGACGGCAAACTGCGCAAGGAAATCCGCTCCCCGGTGCTCCGCCGCCGTGTGCGCGAGTTCGCGACCGCCATTGCCAATGGCAGTCGAGACACGGTCATGGTTCGTGACCTCCTCGCAGGTGTTGACGCGTTCAAGCCGTACCTCGACAAGTTGGGGGATCTGCCGGTCGACCCGAACGACGGTATGGTGGAGCTCATGGGAGCCGTCGGGGCCTACAACGGAGAGGATGGCTTCTCTAACAGGGGCATCGGTATCAGCCGAGTGAACGCGGAGCTCGCCGTACGGGTGGGCGCAGTCCGGGGCGGTAAAGGGATTGACCTACTCCGTGAGATTGTGAGCGCCTTGACCCCACCGGAGCTGGCGGACATGGGGTTGAACTTCGTCGACCCGACGAACCTCATTGCAGAGCTCGAGGCTCGGCACTCGATGCCTGATGTCAACGAGCATGTGGCCGAGATGCTGACTGGCACGATCCTCCACGAGTTGCAGCACGCGTTCCAGCACGTCGAGGGTTTCGAGAATGGTGGCAACGCCACTACAGCGGTGATCGCCAAGTACGGCGACGTGGACGAATACATCGCAGCGATCCGCGACGGGGACGACGATACTGTAGCGAGCATCACCGAACAGGCCTTCGCGCAGCTCCGCGCGGAAGTCGGGCCGGACGGTGATCTGGAAGCGGCTGCCCACAAGCTGTATGAGTCCATCATCGGCGAAGTTGAGGCCAACGACGTTGCCGCGCGCATGAACCTGAGCGACGAGGAAGCCGCGTCCGTGAAGCCTGCACTCATGGACGCGGAGCGCGAGTTCGTCCGCTCCGTTCTCTTGGCTGAGGCGCTGAGCACGTTCCGTAGCAAGGTGAACTCTTCGAAGGTGGGCGGCCGCCCCGGACGCCCCGGCAAGAACTGGGGTGACAAGGATGCTGTAAAGGCGGAGATCCTGCGCCTGCGCGGCAAGGACGTGAAGGTCGCGGTTGAGAAGCTGGTCAAGCAGCTCGGAGGGTCGGGCCAGTACACCTATAACCCGGATACGGGCGAACGCCTCATCGAAGTGGCTATCAACGCACGTAGCCCCGTGGGCACCGCGCGCCACGAGGCCATGCACGACCTGTTCCGCTTCCTCAGCGAGAACGACGCCACGCGTTCGGTGGCCAAAGACCTGCGCGACGCCACCAGCGCTCCGCACGTAATCCGCCAGCTCCGCGAATGGCTGAAGGACCACAAAGCCGCTCTGGAACAGCTCAACGATCCGGAGGAACGCGCCGCGTACGCGTACCAGTTCTGGGCGGAAGGCTTGCTGCGGATCGGTCCTACGGGCACGGGGTTCTTCCACACGATCCGGCAGTTCCTGAAGGATCTGTTCGGTGTAGTGACTGCGGGCCAGCGCGGCGAGGACCTGATGCGGGCGTTCCATGACGGCAAGTTCGCCGATCCGAGCGTCGTGCAGGAGGTGCTGCAGGACATCAACGACAGTAGCGGCGATCGTGTGTCCAACAAGTTGAACAGGGCTGCCCCAGCACTGACCCGCGCGGTGAACTCGCTGCTCAGCGCTGCGCCTGACCGCCTCCGCCGCTTCGAGAACGACTACCTGAATGTGCTGGCCGACAAGTTCCAGCCGGAGAACGGCACGGGGTTTGTGCAGAACAAGTTCCAGCAGGAAGGCGTGTGGACGAACCGCCTTGGCGGCATCCTGCGCGGCACCACTGCGGTCGAGCGCAGGGAGGCCATCGACCAGCTGCAGGCGATGAAGCCCACGTCCAAGCTCGCGAAGGACTTGGCCAAGTTCAACGAGGACATCTACGAGTACATGCGCGACGCCGGCGTACAGTCTTGGGACTCCGCTACCAAGAAGTTCGTGCCGCTGCGCAAGGTGCAGGGGTACTTCACCCGTAGCTGGGACCCGGACGCCATCGCCCGTAACCGCTCGGAGTTCGAGGCGCTGCTGCGCACCGAAGGCGGTGTGTCTGCAAAGAGCGCTGCTGCGCTGGTAGAGAACCTTGTGCGGGGGTCGGAACAGCGCCCGAAGCCGAAGGAATCCCCGGTGGACCTCGGCTTCATGCCGTACGCGCCTCACACCTCCGAGCGCGTGCTCACGTTCATCAAACCCAGTAACGCTGACAAGTTCGCGAAGTTCCAGCGCAAGGACCTCGCAGACATCATGATGTCCTACGTACGCGGGTCTACTCACCGCGCGGAGTACGCCCGAGAGTTCGGCAACAATGGTGAGAAGATCGTCGATCTGGTCACTAAGTCCGGCGTCAAGGACACCAAGGAGTTGGGAGAAATCTCCAACGCCGTGCAGGCTCTGGAGGGTTCGCTTGACCCCGGTAACTGGTCCGTGCAGACGAAGGAGGCCATGTCCGCCTTGATGACGCTACAGAACGTCACACTGCTCCCGATGGCCCTTTTCTCCCAGATGATCGACCCGATCGTGCTGGCCGCTCGTACCGGAGACATCAAGGACGCTGGCACCGCGTACGTGACCGCGCTCAAGCGGCTCAAGAACTCGATCGCCGGAGGTAAGAACAAGGTGCCGGGCGAAGAGCTGGCTGAAATCCTCGGCGTGGTCAGTGAGGACAGCACGCTGCAGGCCATGTCCATGGCGTACGGTACCACCCGCATGTCGAAGCGCATGGAGAACATCAACCGAGTGTTCTTCAAGTACAACGGTATGCAGGGGTGGAACAACTCCATGCGCATCGCAGCGACTGCTGCCGGAGAGAAGTACCTGCTGGCCCACAAGGGCGACGCGAAGGCGCTTGCGGAGCTCGGTCTGGAGCCCAAGGACGTGAAGGTCGGCAAGAACGGTAAGCTCGACGTCTCCAGCCCCAAGGTTCAACAGGCGATGTTCCAATTCGTGGATCAGGCTGTACTCCGCCCGAGCGCCGCGAACCGCCCGGTGTGGATGTCCGACCCGCGCTTCCTGCTGGTGGCCCACCTCAAGCAGTTCACCCACGCCATGCACAACGTCGTGCTGAAGCGTGCGAGCCGCGAGCTGGCCGACGGCAATCCGAAGCCGTGGGGCATCCTGATGCTGGCCCTGCCGACGATCCTCGCCGCCGACATGGCCAAGTTCGCCCTGACCGGCACGGCCCCGAGCACTTGGGGCTTCAAGGACTACCTCGTGCATGCGGTCGAGCGCTCCGGCCTGCTGGGCCTCGGCGACTTCGGCGTGCAGGCCACGCGTGGGGTGGACATGGGCAAGATGCCCGGTGAGGAGCTGCTCGGCCCCTCGTTCGAGAACCTGATGGAGATCCTCCGCTGGATCGGCGGCGACCCGCGCACCGGCCTCGGTGACGTGATCGACCGGACGGTTCCCGGATCTCGGTTCATCTGATATGATATAAGTATATTCGCCCCGGGGGTAACCCCGGGGCTTTTCATCCACCGTCCCTAGGGGAATTGCAATGCAAGAGAAAGCGCTTCCGACTCAGCTTCAGGAATACATCCATCTGTCGCGGTATGCGCGTTGGATCAACGAAGAGAATCGCCGCGAAACTTGGAACGAGACCGTGAAGCGCTACACCGACTTCTTCGCTGCACGCTTCCCCGAGCTGTACCCCGCCGACCGCATCAACAAGTCCATCGGCGCGCTCCGCACCATGCCCTCCATGCGCGCCCTCATGACCGCCGGCCCCGCGCTCGACAAGGACGAGATGGCCGGGTTCAACTGCTCCTACGTGGCCGTCGACCACGTGCGTGCCTTCGACGAGATCCTCTACATCCTGATGTGCGGCACCGGCGTCGGCTTCTCGGTCGAGCGCCAGTTCATCAACAACCTCCCGACCGTGTCGGAGGACTTCCACCAGAGCGACACCCTGATCACCGTGAAGGACAGCAAGATCGGCTGGGCCTCCGCGTTCCGCGAGCTGGTGTCCATGCTCTACGCCGGCCAGATCCCGAAGTGGGACGTGTCCAAGGTCCGGCCTGCCGGTGCCAAGCTCAAGACGTTCGGTGGCCGCGCGTCCGGACCCAAGCCGCTGGTCGACCTGTTCAACTTCACCACGGCCATGTTCAAGAAGGCTGCGGGGCGCAAGCTCAACAGCGTCGAGTGCCATGACCTCGTGTGCAAGGTGGCGGACATCGTCGTGGTCGGTGGCGTACGCCGCTCCGCGCTGATCTCCCTGTCCAACCTGTCCGACGACCGCATGCGCGTGGCCAAGAGCGGCCAGTGGTGGGTGGACAACGGCCAGCGTGCGCTGGCGAACAACTCGGCGGCGTACACCGAGAAGCCGGACATGGGGATCTTCCTCGAAGAGTGGATGGCCCTCATCCGGTCCAAGTCGGGCGAGCGCGGCATCTTCAACCGCGTGGCTGCCAAGAAGAAGGCTGCCGAGTTCGATCGTCGCGACCCGAACCACGAGTTCGGCACCAACCCGTGTGGTGAGATCATCCTGCGCAGCGCTGGGCTGTGCAACCTGACCGAAGTGGTCATCCGCGCCGGCGACACGCTCGAAGACCTGATGGACAAGGTCGAAGTGGCCACGATCATGGGCACGTTCCAGTCGTCGCTGACCAACTACCGCTACGTCCGCAACGTGTGGAAGCGCAACGCCGAAGAGGAGCGCCTGCTGGGTGTGTCGATGACCGGCATCATGGACCACGAGGTGCTGAGCAAGCCGAGCGACGAAGCCGCGCAGTGGCTCACCCAGCTCCGCGAGCATGCGGTCAAGACCAACGCCAAGTGGGCCAAGAAGCTCGGGATCAACGCCTCGGTGGCCATCACCACGGTGAAGCCTTCGGGCACGGTCTCGCAGCTCGTGGACTCGGCCAGCGGTATCCACCCGCGCTACTCGCGGCACTACGTGCGCACGGTGCGCGCCGACAAGAAGGACCCGCTGACGCAGTTCATGCGTGCGGAGGGCTTCCCGGTCGAGGACTGCGTGATGAAGCCGGACACCACCGACGTGTTCTCGTTCCCGGTGCGTGGCCCTGAGCACGCGGTGTTCCGCAACGACATGTCGGCGATCCAGCAGCTCGAGCACTACCTGATGTTCAAGCGGTTCTGGTGTGAGCACAACCCGTCGATCACGGTCTACGTGCGCGATCACGAATGGCTGGCTGTCGGCGACTGGGTGTACAACAACTTCGACGACGTCGGTGGTGTGAGCTTCCTGCCCCACACGGACCACGTGTATCAGCAGGCCCCCTACACCGAGTGCTCGGAGGCGGAGTACGAAGAGCTGGTTGGTAAGATGCCCACCGTGGCATGGTCCAAGCTGCAGGACTTCGAGAAGGAGGACACCACTACCAGCACCAAGGAGCTGGCCTGTACGGCCGGGGTTTGCGAAATCCTGTAACCGGCGAGCGTGGGGGAAAGCAACTCTGAAATAGTTCGGCGTTCCAGAGTGAACTGGCAAAAAAGAGGGCGGCCTATGGGCCGCCCTTGTCGTTGAGCTTCAACAGAAGCTCCTTGAGTCGTGTGGTACCGCCGGTGTGGCGGATCACGTTGCACCCTGCTGCTTCGAGCCCTTCACCATGCTTGTGGCTCACGAAGTCAGTGATCAGGATGCAGTAGTCGCAGTGCTTGCCGGCACGCCCCCAGATGCGAGGGTCTTTGTCCGCAGCGACGAAGCGCAGCTCGATGTCGGCGGGACAGGCCGCCTCGATGATCCGCTGCTGTGTAGGCAGCAGTCCACCGATGAGCACCTTCATCTCACACCTTCGAGTGCTCGAACTTCGTCACTTCGATGCCATCCACTTCGCTGACCTGCGCGTCGGCGTAGATGGTAGGGAAGCGCTCCCGCAGCTGGCGGGAGATGTCGGCGAAGACCACGCGGATCTCTTCCTCGGCGTGCGGGTCGGTCCGCATCTCGATCATGTGCCGCCACGCGCGGTGGTTGGCCGTGACCACGATGTGGTTCGCCTGTCCGTTGCCGATGATCCGGCGGAAAGCGCTCGTGAGCCGCTTCTTGAGGCTGAAGGGCTTGGAGTCGATGTTCGAAGCGCTGACTAGATTGCGGACGTTCTCCTCCATCTCCTCGAACGCTTGGTGCAATATAGTAGTGCAGTCCACGAACCCGGAATCAGGCAGCTCCCGGAACACTTGCGGCATGTAGTAGGAGATCTCGTCGCTGCGCACGTAGCGGCCGGAGGTCTGGCTGTACGCCGCGCCGGCGCGGTGCCGCACGATCTCGTGGGTGACGACGCGGGACACGTTGGCCAAGAAGAAGGTCACGCTGGCGTGTTCCAGCACACTGCCGTGCTTGTTGGCGATGATGCCCTGCTGGATGTAGTCGTGGTTGTTGCGGCCACCGACCTTGGTCAGGTTCTGGTTGAGCGACGTGTCGAAGGACATGTAGCAGGACTTGCCGGCGAACTCGACCAGAAGGTCGGCGTCCGTAGCAGCGTCGGATGTCCAGCCCTCGACGCCGAGGTGCTTCAACGCATCGCTGATGGCGACCTCGTCTACGCGTGTTTCGGCAATCAGGAAGGCTTTCGGGTGAATGGGTTTGGCCATCAGAGGGTCTCCGGCAGTGGGTATTCAACGGTGAAGGTGGCCACGTCGTTCGGCTCCATGTGCCGGCCCTTGGGCATCTCGTCTATGAGCCAACGGTCGTACATGAACATCCCAACGTGGGTGATGATTCGCGGCGAAGGGTGCTCGTAGGGAACGGCGGCCTTCTCTGCCTTGGCAACCCAGAAACCATCCGGGCCTTGGTACACCGTGGCTTCGAACTCAGCCTGCCCGAACGGTTGGAATCGGCCGACGTAATCCAGCCGACCGATTCCGAGCACTACGGGCATCTTCCCCGAGAGCTTCGCTGCGACGAGCGCGGCGCGGGGATCCACGATCAGAACTCCTTGCCGTGCTTGTACGGCCGACCGGTGTTGAACTTCATCTTGGCCTCGATGGCCTGCGCGACGCGCCAGCCACGAGCGTGGGCGAGGTCCATGATGCGGATCACGGCATCAGCCAGCTCGGTCTCGACACCCGTGAACTCGGGCACCTTGTCGTCAGGCGGGTTGCCGTGGCGCAGAGCTTCCAGCGCCTCGCTGATCTCGCTGTGGATCAGGCACAGCATCTCGCCGTTGTTGCGCTCGACGCCGTCTTCCCAGAAGCCCTTGGACTTCGCGGTGTGGTGGATGTCCGCAGCGGTGCTGATCCAGCCACGGGCGAACGGCGTGAGCCGGCCCGGGACGCGCGTACCGATCGTGTCGGCGATGAACTGCAGCGACTCGGCCAGCTGGAGCTCACGCTCCGGCGGGATGAAGCCGGAGTTCATCACATCCGTGCCGCCGAAGTTGATGGAGAACGACACGCCGCCGGTCGGGTCGGGCAGTACGCGGACTTCGGTGTCCGGCTTGCCGTCCGCTTGGAACACGGCACGGGCGACGTTCAAGTGCAGATTCATATTGCAGCTCCTTTGAGAAATGCCTTGCGGCGGTCGGGTGGCATAGCACGGAGCACCTGCTCCAGCTCTTCCACGGAAAGGGGAGATTCGCTCTTGATCAGGTAGGGGCCGTAGCAGTGCCCTTCAAACCGAGTGCGCAAGCGCATCATCTGCAGGTAGCTGGCCAACTTGTGCGCCTTCTCGTTGCGCTTGCCGGTGAGCTTCTCAGCAGCGAGAGCACCGATCCACTCCATGCCCAGAAGGCCAGAAACGTCGAGCGAAGAGTCGATGGACAAGCCGTCTTCGTCGTAGCGAACCAGCACGATGAGGCCGTAGCGCAGGACTTCCTGCTCAGCTTCGTCCTCAGTGCTTGGGATATGAGACGTTCCGGACTGCAGGGTCCCAGCAAGCTCTGCATGTTCCGCAGACACCGCCTTGCTTGTAGGCGGGACAAGTGGGCACCACTCCTTTCCCTGTGGTAACAGTGGAAGTATTGGCGAAGGAGGTCGGGGCTTGGCCATCGATCATTGCTCCTGAGACACGGACGACGAAGTTCGAGGGGAACGCGCCGTGGGTTGAGAGGTACTGCTTCACGACGCGATTCTCGCGCGTCGGGATCCAGAACTTGGTCTCGGGGCACTGGCGCGCGATCTCGACCATGTTCTCGAGGTGCCACATGCCCTGAATGTCCCCGCTGTCGTGCCAGCGGAAGTAGTCGCACTTCCGCTTCTTGATCATGAAGACCATGGCGTCGATCCACTGCGGGTGCTTCAGAGACGCGAACCGCGTCTCTTGTGCTCGCTGCACGTTGCCGAACACGTAGCGGCCCTTGAGTGCGTAGCAGCCGGAGCACACAGAGCCCGGTATCTTGACCAGAAGTGCGCCAACCGGGCAGTGGCGCGCTGGTATTCCGTAGGCGTAGCCGGGCATCTTGGATGGTTTTCCGAGCTTGCCGGCCACGGCCTCGGCTTCCTTCAGGGTGGCAAAGGTCATGGTCACCTCAGTACACGGTCGGCGACGCTGTCGAACGCCTCCGTTCGAGGAGGGTTTGGCATGGGACGCATGTAATGGCTCCGAAGTTGATACGAGCTGCGGGGATCTCCTCCCCGCAGCGGACACAGCAACCGTCGAAGTCCGGCGGCTGCTTGGGCAGTTGGTCAACCGCCCGTTTGATTCCGGCTTCCACCTCGCTCTGCGCCAAGGCTTGGGCCATCAGAATGATGCTTTCGTCCATCTCTCTCCCTGCGGATCGTCTCCTTGATCAGGTAGTAACCCAGAATCGAGGTAGCGAGGATCCGGTAACTCGCGACGACAACCTTGGAGGTCGTCATCACTACGTTAGCGATTGGCATTTACTGGCTCCGACTTGTGAGAAGATCCACCGTGCGATCTCGTCCCTCGGCACAATGAGCCCTGCAAGGGTCACGTGGTCGAGCGGACGCATCCACTCCTTGTTCCGGTAGATCACACCACCAGTCGGTGTTCCAAGCACAACCGCTACGTTGCGCCCTTCATCGAATCGATTGTTGAGCCACCGCTTCTGGCGCGGTGTGAGGTCCGGAAGAATCTCTGCGCTTCTCGGAATTCTCTCGATGAACTTGTATTCGATCCACAGATCGCCGCGATCGCCTGAGTACCAGACGTCAGCGGTTCCAGCACGCCAAGGGTTGTTCATCTTCTCGGCGTAGGTCCTCGGGAGGTGCCGATGCACACTCCCGATGAACCGGTTCTCGGGCTTAGTCGTAGACACGGAGCAGTTCCCTCACGGAGAGTTGAAGCTCCTCGAGAGTACCACTGTTGAAGAGCTGGACATCGCTGTCCAGTATCTCGATGCCGTCTTCGCTCGCGTGTGCCTCGACAGCCTTGGTGTCGGGCCGGATCACATGGATGATCCGGCCACCGTGCTTGCGGATCCACGCTGCCTCGTTGTCGAAGCGCACGTCCGAGATGACCATCCCAGAGCCGTGTTGCAGCAGGCGCTGGTGAGCCATGATGAGCCACAGATCGGGGTTGATCAGTTGCCGTCCCCACTCGGTGCCGAGGGTCTGCATCATGCGACGCGGACTGACACCGAGGGCGGGGATCGGCTCTTCCTTGCGTGCTTGCCAGTACGGGTCGGACATGTCCACACCGAGGGGTGCGAGCATGGCGCGAATCGGGTCGGCGAAGCTGTACCGGTATCCGCCGATGGCGGCGACGATGAAATTGGCCACCGTGTCCTTGCCCGAACGGGCACGGCCGGCGATACCGATCAGTGGGGCTTGAGGCATGCGAAGATCTCCTGCAGATGGACGGCCTGCGTGATGGCGTCGTCCAGCGCGTTGTGGTGGACACCCTCGCGCACCTGCGGCCTGCGCGGACCAACGCCGATGTTCTTCATGGTCCGGTAGCAGCGGTTGCGGCTGTAGGACCACGGCTTGCGAAGTCCGAACGAGTCGTACAGGCTGCCGAGGATGATGTTGTCGAAGTCCGCGCCGTTACCCCACAGCTCGACGTCCCGGTCACCGTTGGCGGCGACGAAGAGGCCGAAGCGAGACAGCGCCTCGAACGTGTTGACGCGCTCCACGCCGTCGAGCGGCGACATCGAGAACACGCGCTTGGCCAGCACGTCCTGCTGCATCCACCAACGGACGGTGTCGCCCGAGATGGTACGGCCGCGTGCCTGCTGCGCTGCGGTGTCCTCCGTCGTTTCGACGTAGAAGCGGTCGCCCAGTGCGTTGGTGTGCGGATCGAAAGCCACGGCCCCGATGCTGATCACCACGGCCGAAGAGGTCGTGTCCAGCGTCTCGAGGTCCAGCATGATGTGCTTCATGGGGAGCTCCTGAAAGAAGAAGCCCGAACACGAGGTCCGGGCTTCTATGGGGTCGCGACGTTGCCGATTAGCCGCCCACCGGGGACGGCTCGGCCTTCGGGGCCGGCGGCGGGTTGAGCTTCAGCAGCTCGGCCTCGGCGCTGGTGACAGCCTTCTGCGCGGCGGCGAAGTCCTTGTCGCTGGCCTTGGCGGCTTTCCTGTACTCGCTGTCCAGCGCCTTGCGGGCCTTGTCGACCTCGGCCAGCTTGGCCTTGGCGCTCTTCACGGCGTCCTTGGCGGTGCCGACGGCGAGCTTCTTCTCGGCCGGGGTGAGGATGACGCTTTGCTTGCGTGCCATTTCGATGCTCCAGATGATGGTTATGGAAGGTGAGGTGGGTACCAGCATGTGGCTTAGAGGCCCTGACCATAGTCACTTAGCTGGTACCCACCTCGGGCATCGGGGCTTGCGCCCCGATATTGGTGGAGAGGGAAGGATTCGAACCTCCGACCTAGGGGTTATGAGCCCCCCGCGCTGCCGGGCTGCGCTACCTCTCCGAATCGCTTACCGCGTACGGCGACCGATCGGCGCGCCGCGACCACTGGCCTTGGGGGCAGTGTACTGCGTCACGTCGGGTTCGGCCGTCAGGCGCTGGTTGGCTT